GTCTTTTTTAGGCATCTTTGAGTCAGACGATTTAGATTTTCCGTACATCATGATTTTTTCCTATCGAACTAATTTTGTTGCAATAAAAGAAATGAAACCGCCAATAACACTGGCAATCGCCATTCCCACAAACATACCGCCCTTGGACTTATTAGCCATCTCAAGGAGGGCTTTAATGTCATCACGCATAGCGGATACCTCGGCTTGCAAGGAGGCCACTTGAGCCTCTAACTTGCCAAATTCTCTTGGGTCAATTTCAGACATTTGCAATCTTTCTTGGACGGCCCATCTTCTTGACAGGCACTGGCTGTTTTAAGATCAAAGGCTTAATGGCCTCTTCAGGCTCAACTTCATCAATTCGGACATAGCCCTGATGACCCTTCATGCTGTCAATGTCATGTTGATAGGTAAAAGTTACGAAATTACCCGATTGAATGCAGCGATATGTAGCCATATTTACTCCAAAAAAAGGGGGGTTTTACGCCCCCTTTTATTACACCAAGCGAACTACCACGCACCGAACTGTGGTGCTTGCCAAGTCCAAAGTGCCGCCTGATTCGTTTTGGAAACGAATTGAGACCGCATCTGCTGCCGAGACATAAGGTGTAACGCTGATGCCAGAAACATCCACGCCCATGCTGATGTTCATCACAATATCACCTAGCTTTACACCAGGCACTGCAATCGTGTTTGTCTCACCCACGCCATCTGCAAGAGATGATGCGTTGAGAGTTGCGGTAACAGACCAAGTGTCAGAGAAGACTCCCCTAAAACTGTCATTACCTCTGCGAGAAACAACTGCTGTTGCTGCTGCCATAATTTTCTCCTTGATTTAAAAAACCCCCCCACCCGTAGGTGAGGGGAAATGGCAACTGCTATTAAGCAGGAACTAGAAGAGCGAACATCGATGCAGACTTAGCCGCACCTGCGCTTGCTGCTGCTCGCAAAATCTGAACACCATAAAGCGTGTCAGATGTGTAGAGAGTCGCTAGGTACTCTTGCTTGTATTGCACTTGTGAACGAATCGCAAGCTGTTCCACTAGAACCATTGAGTCCTTGTGACCCATTAAGCAAACTCGTGCGCTAGTGCTTCCAGATGCTGTGTCGCAATTGCTTGAGACAAACACGGGGATGCCGTACAAGTTGCCGATCTCACCAGTGCGAATGGTGTTGTTAGTACCGCCCACAAAAGCTTGCTCGGTGTAACGTGCCAGACCCATCAACGTATTACGGCTTGAGGGCGGGATTACAAAGAATCTGCCATCCATAGGCGTGTCGGTATCGTCCATGCGCTGAATGGTTCTGCGAATGGCGGCATCGGTCAAAGCTGACTCATTGTTGCTTGCGGCAACATAAGCACTTGTACCATCACCACCAATGAACGCACCCGTTGCATACACGTTTGTACCTGCACCGCCATTGGTTGAACGACCCAATTCGATCAAGCTAGTGTCTACTTGCTTGGCAAGCGCATATCCCGCATCAGCAGTGTAGAACTGACGCAAGCTAGACAAAGCCTGTGCTTCAACAATGTCCTCAATTAAGCGTGAGTATTCAAAGTGCTTGTCAATTGCAACTTGCACCTCGGACTCAGTTGCCGCAATGAGCGTGACCTGCGTACTTGCAGCCTTGGCTGAAGCTGAACCACGGGTAGGGGCGGGGACGTGTATCACATCGCCCTTCTTACCTTTGAAGTTCATTTTCATCACAAGGTTTGCTAGAACCAAGTTTTTCTTGTAAGCCGCTACTGTTTCGTCAGACCAGATTTCTGGAATGAACGTTGCTGCGGTGGTTACTGTTACGTTATTAGTTCCTAATCCCATAATATTCTCCTGAATTTATCGTAGAACCCGACCTTCGGAATAGGCCCGCATGATTTCATCTTGCATAGCTGTATATCGGTCTGGGTTTGTGTTCAACAAGTTTTGTAGATCAATCGCTCGGTAAGTTTTCTTCGATGATTCCCCACTTCCACCCACATCCACGGCAGCGGCTCTAAGACTCAACTGACGATTGTTTTCTTGTAAAACCTCGCCTTGTCTTGCCCTAACACCTCTGAGTTGTTTGTACGTTGACAACAACTCGTTAGCCGAATCAAAGTCATAACCTGCATCTGCTGCTGTAAAAATCTTGATACGCACTGGACTGGATTTGACCCAATCTGCAAAATTTTGATCATTTGCAATTTCATTGAAATCAGGATGCGCTGCAGACAGTTGCTGCTTAATTTGCATTTTCTGCAAATTCGCAAATGCTAGTTTTGAGGATTGTACATCTGGATGGTTTTCAACTGCCTTTTGAATAGCAGCCTGTGGGTCTTCAAAAAAATCTACCTCTGGCTCGATCTTCCTAGCTAATTGCTGTTTAGATTCAAGGTTCTGCCTGATGAGATCATCTGCGAGCTTGCGGACTTGACCTATTTCTTGGCCTTGAACACTTAGACGTTTTTCAACCTCTGAGTGCATTTGGGCTACTTCTTCAATACTTTTACCCCGATACTTTTCGGGAAGCACTGAAGTAGGTTTAGCTTGTCGCTGCTCAACAACTTCAATCTCACTTGCTTCTTGTTTCTGGTCATCAACTAGCATAATTTTTCTCCTGCCTTGCGGTTATAGGAATTCAACTTGGCACAATCGCTTATAAGTTGGTTTTGCGCTCAGATTCCAACTGGTCTAAGTGGTTTTTCTCGAACTTCCCATGCGCTGATGGGAACGCTCCAGACCACCCTTCAAGTCGAAAAGCTGGCGCAGACAGAGTGCGCATTGCCGTAGCACCGCACTCACACTTCAAGCTTGTTTGCTCATAACGAACAAGCCTTTCAGTTCTATGCCCGTTTGCACAGGCGAAATCAAACATTCTTTTCATTCAAGTCCTCGTAGGCTCGCTCACTGACTTGCTTTAAGTTTTGCAACCAAGTCAGAATTGACAATTCACCCTTGCGGTACTGAAGAGACCTCTCATCAGCAATCGTTGAGATGTTGTTCAAAGGCTCAATCATTCTTTCAACGTCTTCCATTAAGTCCCGCCACCCAATAGTCGCCATCGTTGAGAAGCGTTCTTCGTAATAGGTCTGTAGTTCTCTGTTCATTGGCGCATCATCTGAGTTTCAACAATCTTGGCTCTGTTCTTAATATCTGCCTCTTTCAGCATCAACTCAGCCACCTTGACTCGCTTGTCAAACTCAACTTGGTTTGCATCTGTCTCAGTGGGCAAATTCTTCGTTAACGCAGAGGTCATCTCAGCCTGAGTTTTCTGAGGCAAGAGCTGCGCCTCGATCATTGTTTTCTGCGCCTCTGCCTTGTTCTGCTCGGCCTGAGTGGACTGCACCGCAATCTGAGCCTGTGCCATCTGCAAGGCCAGTTGCTGCTGCATCTGCTGCGCTTGCTGGGCCTGTGGGTCAGGAGTCGCCATCTTGTCTAACATGGCAATCAACTCATAGCGGTTTGACAAGCTAGAGTTAGCCATAATGCCTTTCAGAATGACAGGCAAAACAGGCGTGTTCGGGCCGAGGGTTTGGAGGAGCGAAATGAACTGTTGCTGCTCATGCTCACGGGCAATGATGCCTAGCGCAGCAGTTGGAATGAATTTGAGATCGACAGTCGGGTAACGCTCTGGGTCAAACTGCATATAGCGGTAAGCGGCCTTGGTGATAAAGGGGATCATGAAATCCTCTTGAAAATTCACCAAAGTGCGCTTGTACTTTTTGATGATGGAGGCCACCGCCATCGACATACCGCCAGCGTCCCTCGCCACGTTGCTCACCATGCCTTGTGAGTCAAGCGTTGCTGTTGCCATCAAAAGCATACGTTCAAACTCTTTGGCAGTGGTCAGGTTTGTGCCGTCTGTATTGCCAAACTTGAATGGAAACAGAATCTCATTGGGATTGCCGTTTGTCAGGATTGCTTTGCCAGGCTTGACTTCAAACTTTGCACCGCGGGGCAGGCGAGTGGCATCCATAGCGATCATGGGAGAAGTGGTCAGTGCCAAGCTGTCCAAATGCGATCTGACTTGTGCGTCAATAGCCTTTTGGGAATTGTACGCCTTCTCTACAGTGCCTCGGCCTAGCAAGCGGTTTGGCACTGTGTCGTCCTGATACGCCAGAACAGGGCGGTCTTTCATCATGTAGGGGTTCAGTTCTGCTTTAAGCAGCACACTGTCATTGGCAATGACAATAATGGCTTCAACCAAGTTGGAATACTCGTCCTGAACAGACTCTTCGGGAAAGAGATCAACCACTTCAGAGTCATCTTCCTCAAAGAATTCTTTGGGTACAAGCCCGTAATAGGTGAGTAATTTGACCTTATCGTCTTGAAATTGACTGATCTCTTGGGTTGGCTCAAGATCGGTATCGTCCGAGTCCATGCCAAGCTTAACTTTGCGGTAGATTCCGGCCTCTTGACCCGCTACAACCTTGTGAATTGAGACATATTTCTCAATTGCAACGCCCATACAGTCATCAATTGATGTGCCATTGGGGTCAAACAAGAAATTCTTGGGGTTAACAGGAACAATCTTGACCGCAATGCGCTCTTTTTCAACCACACCAATGGCTGCTGGCCCAATTTGACCAGGAATGGGCTGAGTGCTTGGCACAAACATCTTTTCAGACTTGACCACGATCTCGCCTATGCCAGTTCCATAGATTTCTGCCATCAACTCGATCTGGTCGATGGCTTTTCTGATCTTATCGACCTTGAAATCTTCCATGAGCTGCGCTTTGATGGCTGCAACGTCCAGAGGACTGTTATTCACATCTCGCACATCGTCTTGAATGTCGAAAAACTCTCCCTGACCAAAGATTGCTTCCATGATTTCGGCATGGCGGGTCTCTACTGCTTGTTGTGTGGCAGGAGTGACAATGCGTGAACGCTCTGACTCACGGGTTTTATCTTCAGCCGCCCACTCGCCACGGAAAATGCGCTCATATTCAAGCCAGTATTCCAAGAAGTTGGTGTTTCGGTAGTCTCTCCAGCGATCACAGTGATCCACCACAAAGGCAGTCAAGTCATCATCTTGCTGGGTAGGCTCTTGAAACTCGTTTGGGTTTAATTCATCCATCTTCAAACTCCAGCAATTACATCAAGCGGCTGCCACTCTTCTTCTTCAGACTCATCAAAGTAGGAGGTCACAGCCAACTGATCAATATAAGAAAGCGCATCAGGCAAATCGTCATGCACACCCAAAGCAGGGAACATCAAGAGTTGGTCAGTGAAGTCATCCCAGTTCTCATCAGAATTGAGAATGACCCTGCCATGCTCGAACCGCCCCTGCAAGGCCCAGATGATCCGATCCGTCTTCTTTCGGTTGCCATGCGTCAGGTCAGCAATGTGTGCGTGAATGTTTGACTTACGCATGAGGTCAGACAAGTAGGGCAGAACCGCATTCTTGAGCGCACCCTTTTCAATGCCGATACTCAAGGGCCTGTACTCTCTGATTGCCATCAAGATGTTTACCGCAGTGGTGCGAATGTCCCACCTGCCATGCTTGATCTCTTTGACAAACCACTTGCCGTCATCAGTGACTTTGACAATGCAGATCGCTGACTCATCGAGCCGCTTCTTGGCATTGGCGGCTTGCTTGGCAACGTCCTCGAACCCTGCCAAGTCCACTGATATGAAGTAGCTGCCGTGAGGAGGCTCAGTGCCGTAACGAATCCACTCTTCTTTAAACAGGTTGCTGCCGGCATTGCTAAAGCTTGCCATGTACTCTTGCTTGAAAGCAAAGCTACTCAAGGTCTTCTTGGCAGACTCAATCTCTTTAGGGTCAATCAGGGGGTTATCAGCAGTTGTGAAGTGCCAAGACTTCCAATCCTCGTCCACTTCCTCATCGCCCATCTTCCAAGTGTCATAGAACCAGTTGCGACCCTTGGGTGTACCAATGAACAAGGCTCTGCCTTTTTTGTCTGACAGTGAGGCTCTAATGACTTGCTCCCAAGCTTCGGGCTTGATATCAGCAACCTCATCGAGTACCGCATAGGTCAGAGACACACCTCGCAAGGTATCCGGCCTATCCGCACCACGCACATAGATTCTTGCCCCGTTGATCAGGGTAATGTCTAAGTTATTGACATGACTGCTCTGGATGACCTCACGCCCGAGGTCTAACAGCAAGTCCCAGATGATCTGGCGGCTTTGTCCCATAGTTGGGGACACATATAGAACAGCAGAGCCAGGTGGACACTTCAGGCCCTCAATGAGCAAGCTGATTGCAGCCATGCGAGACTTGCCGCACCTGCGCCCAGCCGCCACTACTTTAAATCTTGTCTTGTCAGCGTAGACAGTCTGCTGCCAAGGAAGCAAGCTAAAGTTCAGATCAAACATCTGCAACCTCGCCACTGTGTGCATCTATTAGAGTAGGCTCGCCAATGCCAGTGATATTGATAGTCACTGCTGAACGCTGGTGCTTGTCTTTCTCAAACATTGAGACAGGCAAGGTTCTATCTAGGCACATCTTCAAAGCAACCATTTGGCTAGGGTGATCATCATTGAGTGCTATCTCTATGACCTTCTCAGCAACGTGCTTG